TACGGCAGGAGTTTAATGCAGCACGTCGGTACTGATATCGTCAGGAAGCAGGACAAGAACTTCTGGGTGGATTTCATCGCCAAAGTTCTTACATGGTTTCACTCTGATTGGGAGTATGTAATTATTCCTGATTGCAGATTCGGAAACGAAATATATAGGTTAGTGGAGCTGGGCTTCGACGTAACTCATATCAGAGTAAATCGAGCCAACGCTCCGCAAACCCTAACAGCCGAACAGGCAAATCATCCGTCAGAAACCGAACTCGACGACGTAAGTCCGGATTATTTAATCCAGAATCAAGGTGACATTGCGGACTTAACGAATAGAGTGGAGAAATATATTGAGGAGAAGCTATATGAGCGATAATGAAAAGGGGTATTACGACGACATCTCAATAGAGATTGCCGACGAGTTACTGAAGAAGTGTGAGGGGCTTTATGATGCATTCTATCTGCAAGACCTCAGACGTAGAAAGTTTTTCTTGGACGATGAAATTAGTCCACTTTCTATTGGCGAGATTGCCAAGCACATTTTGCAGATGAATGCAGAGGACAAAGGGGTTGCATCAGAAGACAGAAAGCCCATCTTGTTATACATTACCTCCCCGGGAGGTTCCGTAGACGACGGGTTCGAGTTGATCGATATCATCAAGAACAGTAAGACGCCGGTATATACAATCAACTTAGGGTACCAGTACAGCATGGGTTTCTTAATTGGAATCGCAGGGCATAAGAGATTTGCCGTAAGGAACGCAAAGTATCTTATGCACGATGGTTCTCACTTCGTCTATAATTCGTCAGCTAAGGTTCACGACCAGATGTTGTTTCAAGGCAAAGTCGAAGAGCGTGTAAGAGATTATGTGCTTGAGAACAGTAAACTTTCTAAAGAGGAGTACGACAGTAAGCTAAGAGTCGAATGGTACATGTTCGCTGATGAAGCCAAAGAAAAGGGCTTCGTAGATTACATCGTTGGCGAAGATTGCGATATCGACGCAATAGTTTAAGGAGTACGCATGGCAACACAAAGCAAAAAGAAAAAGACAGTTGATTTGGCTCCACCAAAAACATTAGAAAAGTTTCCGTTCTATGGTTACGAACTTGACGAAGAACAATTAAATTTTGCAAATGCAATATGGAATCCGGATATCGACATCGTTTGGTGTGACTCCGCTGCCGGCACGGGCAAGACGACGGTTGCCACAGGAGTAGCTAACATGCTTGTAAAGTATGGATTCTATAAAGGTATCATATACATAATGTCGCCGTATGGTGAAAGGAAGCAAGGCTGGTTGCCCGGTACGCTCACAGAAAAAAGCTCTGTATATTTCGAGGCTTTTTATCAGGCTTTGATTAACTGCGACATCCAGCCATCCACATCGATCAACGATGAATCAATGGTAAACCAAAAAAGTGGTAGTGGGTATATAACCTGTATAACTGACACATTCCTGAGAGGCTCGACACTTGATGATAGCGTGATTATTATTGATGAGGCTCAAAATTATACAGTCGCTCAACTCAAGAAAACATTGACTCGTGTCGGCAAAAACGCCAAGGTAATTGTGATCGGGCATGATTTGCAATGTGATCTCGACAACCCAGAGGCAAGCGGGTTTGTAAGATACTTAGAGCACTTTAAGGACTGTGATCGCGCTGCCGTTTGTAGTTTGTCACATAATCACCGCGGATGGATAAGTCAGCACGCAGACGAGTTAGAGGAGTGAGGTGATGATGGTGGTTTTATATACAACAGGATGCCCGCGATGCAAAATTCTAAAAAAGAAACTTGACGAAGCAGGTATCGAATATACGGAGAACAACAATATTGATGAGATGCTTTCGTTAGGGATCAGTGAGGTTCCCGTTCTCAAGGTAAATGGAGAGTTGCTGAATTATAATAGTTCTATCGAATGGCTATCGAACAGAGAAGGAGAAGTGAATGAATGAAGAGTAGTAAGAATATTATCGAATCGTATTTGAAGAAGGATGACTGGAGAGTTAATGAAAACTCTAATGCCCCATATAGTTTCGGTAGCATGAACAAATACATTACAGCGGAGGTTAGTAAAGATTACTGGCTTCGCGAGGTTTATCCAGAGTATATCTCAAAGGCGTATGTTGATGGGTATATTCATCTCCACGACTTGGGTGGTATGACACTGTACTGCACTGGATATTCCCTCAAGGATATTATCATGAAGGGCGTTAGGGGTGTATCAAACATCCCAACGTCAGCCCCGGCAAAACATTTTGATTCCATACTTAACCAGTGTGCTAATCTCATTACCGTTTTTCAAAACGAGATTATGGGCGCAGTAGCTTTTAACGGGTTTGATACTTTGTTGGCTCCATTCGTAAAGCAGGATAAGCTATCGTATAACGAAGTTAAGCAACAAATGCAAAACTTTATCTTCAGTATCAACAGTAATAGCAGGGGAGGAGCTGAGCCAGCGTTCTTTAATCTGACGTTTGACTTAACGCCACCTGAAGATATGATTGATGATTATTGTCTGCTTGGCGGTGATGTGGTTAGCTTTACATATCGTTCATGCCAGCAAGAGATGGATTTGATCAATAGGGTTTTCTGTGAGATTATGTTAGGTGGCGACTCCGAAGGAAAATTATTTGCATATCCTATTCCTACGTACAACATACATGAAAGATTTGACTGGGATAACCCCAATAATAAATTACTTTGGGAGATGGCTGGTAAATATGGCACTCCTTATTTCGCGAACTTCATCAACAGTGATCTGGATATCAGCGACGTCCGTTCTATGTGTTGTCGCTTGAGGCTAGACCTTACGGAGCTCCGTCACAGAAATGGAGGACTATTTGGTGCGGGAGATTCCACAGGCTCCATCGGAGTAGTCACGATCAATCTTCCTCGCCTTGGATATGAGGCGAATGGCTCAGAGGATACGTTCTTCGAACTGCTTGACAAGTATCTTAATATTGCCAAAGACAGCCTGGAGATTAAGCGTGAATGGCTGCAGAAAAACGTTATTGAAACCAACTTGATTCCCGCATACATGGAATATGTGGGGACTATCCAGAATCATTTCTCGACTGTAGGAGTGCTGGGTATGAATGAGATGTGCGAAAACTTCATGGGGAAGAACATCCTAGACGAAGATGCACATAGCTTCTGTATCAGAGTAGGAGAACATATTCGCCAGCGCCTGTTAGATTTCCAAGCTGAGACAGGACATTTATACAATTATGAAGCCACACCGGCAGAATCAACTTGCTACCGTCTTGCACTGCTAGATAAGAAAAAGTATCCCGACATTATCACTCAGGGTTCTGGAAAGGATATCTATTATACCAATAGTTGCCATATTCCTGTCGGATTGATTGAGGATATTAACTCTACATTCAAGCATCAGGAAGATTTACAGAGTCAGTTTACGGGCGGAACAGTTATCCATTGCTACCTCGAGGGCGCAATCCCCGGGGAACATGCAAAACAAATCATCAAGTCAATGTTCTATTCATATAAGGTTCCTTACGCGAGTTTGTCTCCGATTTCGAGATATTGCAAGACACACGGTTACATAGAAGAAAGGGTAGATAAGTGCCCCATCTGTAAAGAGAAACTGAGTATGTTTCAGAGAATCACTGGGTATTTGCGTTGCGTAGACAATTTTAACAGAGGTAAAAAAGCTGAGTTTAAGGACAGGAAGCAATTGTGATAATCAAGGCTCTTAAAACTGAGAGGTATCAAGATTACAAATACCCCTGCATGTTTATCGCGTGTCATTCGTGTTCATTTAAATGCGACAGAGATTGCAAAAGGAATGTTTGCCAGAATAGTGAGTTGGCAAAATCTCCGGACATAGAAATCTCTGTCGCGGAGATGATACAAAAATACATAGCTAATCCAATTACTAAAGCTATAGTGTTCGGTGGGCTGGAACCGTTTGACGATATTTATAATGTGTTAGATTTTATTAAACAATTCCGGGGGCTTGGTTTCGGTGACGATATAGTAATATACACGGGGTATACCAAGCAGGAAATATTGGACAAGTTCACAATGGCATATGGGGAGTTGCTTGAGTACGTTAACATAGTGATCAAATATGGCAGGTTTATCCCTAATAAAGCAAAACATTTTGATCATGTCCTAGGGGTGTATTTAAGTAGTGATAATCAATACGCCGAAAGGCTGGATGCTCAGCGTATCATAAATTATAATCCCTCTAAAAACATAGATTAAGGAGAGAATATGTCGGATCATAAAATTACTGTTGGCTTCAACATTACAGACGAATTCGGAAACGAGTACCGTTCCGAATCAACCGAAAGTGTATTTGATGAAAGCGATCTGGACTTCATCGGCAGGCAGCTTAACACGTTTCTTTCGCAATGTGGATATATCAGAAAGAATCCCACTATTTTCATGGAGTCAATCACATACGAAGAGTGTGACATGCTCGAGAGTTTTCTAAAAAGATATAGGGAAAGCGGTGATTACTCTGGTGAAGATAATAACTAACCCTGATAGAGAGTATGTAAAAGAAGTAAAGTCGCGCTTGAAATCAAACTCAGGATTTTGCCCATGCAAACTTACTAAGAACAAGGACACAAAATGCATGTGCAGGGAATTTAGGGAGCAGGATAGCGGCATGTGTGGGTGCGGACTGTATATTAAGATAGACGAGGAGATGGGCGACAATTAATAACAATAAGGACTGGGTGGGAAATACACATTCGGTATTTGTAACTCATGGCGCGTCGAACCACTCCGACACAGAAAGAGCCGCGTTTGATTATTACGCTACAGACCCCAAGGCGATGGAACTTCTATTAGAGAAAGAAGATTTTTCGCATGATATTTGGGAACCGGCAGTAGGCGCTGGGCATTTAGCTCAGGTGTTAAAAGAACGCGGGCATAACGTGTTTTGTTCAGATATTGTCAACCGTGGATATCCTGATACATATATAATTGATTTTTTGAATTGTGAGCTTAGAGAATGTGATATGGATATTATCACAAATCCCCCATATCGCTGTTTTTCTGAAGATACAGAGTGTTATACAAAAGAGGGTTGGAAAACTTGGAGGCAATTAACAAACAACGACGAAATATTAAGCGTTAATCCAACAACCTTAAAAATTGAATGGTCTAAAATAAACGAGATAATTCATTATGCTGTAGATGAAGATATGTATCATTTTAAAAAATCTCATTTAGATATTTTCTGTACAAAAGATCATAGAATGTTTGCATTTGATAAACGCACAAATAAAATTGCTCTCAAAGACGATGATTTAATTCATAGTCAAAAGATAAGAAGCACGCATTATATTCCGAGAACAGGATATAAATGGGAAGGTCAAAATACAAAATATTTTGTTTTACCAAGTATCTACGGTACTGAATATGCACAACCAGTATTTAAGAAAGAAATAAGAATTCCCATGAAAGATTGGTTAAAGTTCTTTGGCTTGTGGTTAGCCGATGGATATTGTAGGCATACAAAAAATTCTTTTGGCGATGAGAGAAAAACGGTTGGTATTAAACAGGTTGAAACTAATGCGCAAATAATTAGAGATGTAATATCTAAACTGCCATTTAATTTCAAAGAGTACTCCGACAAAAACAGGAAAAATCCTTGCATAAATTTTGAAATACATAACGAACAACTATGGTCATATCTAAAACAGTTTGGGAAGTCAGCCGACAAATATGTTCCGACAGAAATAAAGGAATTAAATGTTGACTTATTACAAATATTCCTTGATTATTATTTCGCTGGTGATGGCTCTGATTACAAATTCGGTAGAACCTATAGGACTATATCTAGGCGTTTAAGCGAGGATACACAAGAAATATTGCTTAAGCTGGGTTATCTTTCGCATATAACTTCAAACAACTATACAACAAGTAACGGCATAGTAACGACTTTATATAGTATTACCTATGCTCCTTACACGCAATATAACAAGTATTATTATCCAAGCGCCAAAAAAAGTATAGAACATTATAAAGGTACGGTTTGGTGCGTTAATTTAAAGAAAAATGGTGTATTCCTTTTGAGACGAAATGGAAAAGAGTTTATTAGCGGAAATTGTGCGAAAGAGTTCGTAGAAAAATCATTACAATGTGTGTCTACGGGACATAAAGTAGCAATGTTCCTTAAGCTCCAGTTTTTAGAAGGGAAATCTAGGCGCAAACTGTTCGATTCCGCCCCCCCCAAGACGATTTATGTCGCAAGTGGTAGGTTAAATTGTGCACCAAATGGAGATTTCACACGAGCGGGCAGCGCACTGGCTTACGCATGGTTTGTATGGGAGAAGGGATTCACAGGTAAACCTACGATTGAATGGATAAATTAAGGAGGCGGACATGATAAAGAAACCAAAGCTGTGTTGGAATGTATACTATGAAAACTCCAGCAAGAAAAAGATAACAACGCTCAATATCTTTGATCACTATCGGTTTGTTAAAGACTGCGCAAAAGAATTAAAGAAAGCCAAAGACGATAGAGAAGCCGGAGAAAGAATTTTCAAGAGCAATCTGATGTACTTCTTCTGGTCTAAATGCGAATACGAAATAGTTCTTACGCC